GATGGGCAACAATTTTCGTGGTCTCTTTGTTGAACTATTCATAAACGATTTGATGGGTGAGATTCATCCTGTGCGTATATATGAGCGATATTTTAAGTAACAATCATATACATATGTCGTTAGTTTTAATATGCCCACCAGTCATCGTCGTTGAACGAAAAGTTCCAGTCATGACAGTGAGGACGTGCCGTTTGGCTGCGATTTACCCATCAGATAACAACCTATACCAATTGGAGATACTCGAAGCACCACCAGTCGAAGTGAGCAAGGAAGATGATTAAATTACATAGACGTTCTTAGCCAGGATTTTGTACACTGTGTTGAGAGTTGGCGCGCTAATATTGCATTTTCGCATGATTTCATAATTCGACGCGGACGGGAGGGCAATTTTGATGCTGGCACCAATGATCGTTCGAGACTGACGTGACATAAGGGCCGGAACATCTAGAGCAGACCGAAACACGGACGTAATTCGTCGACATTCGGTCTCGGTGATATTGAAATTATTGAGTGTGTCGCGGAGTCTTTTCATCTTGTTTTGCCGTGACCACGACGATCGTTCAGGTATGACAACAGCCATAGTTTTCTCCTCGGCGATGAGACGGTCATACCTGCGCGTGTACTTTTCAATTTTCCTCTTCACGTGAGCGAGTTCATCTGAAGAAGAACGAATGTGTTTCTTGACCATGATGATTATAAATCGTTCAAGGCTCTAATTGACTTAGGCATTTAATTACCGAACGCGATACCGGCCATGCCGTTCTTGATGCGAAGAATGTTGTAATTGACGGCGTAGACTCGATGTAATTGATTTCCGTTGATTGGATTTTGCAACGTAATCTTCGCGTTATCGATGCGCGAGAAGTTGAGCGAACCACTCGGTTGCGACTTGTTAATCGTGAGGCAGAACGGCCACGTGTAAAGTGGGGCTGTGTCAAGCGTGGAATCCGCGAGGTTTTGGCTGTGCATTTCGTGTGCGACGTTGTGATGAAACGTCTTCGAGGTGTTTTCGAAGAGCGGTGTACCGTTGATGTACATGCTCGATTCATCAAATGAGTATGCGTTACTCCAAACATTACCATTTGCGTTACCGGAGATCAAGTGCACCGCCTTCACGGGGTGATTGAAATACGTGAGATCGAAATCTGTGTCGGTGTTAGACGCTAATTGATGTTGTGTTTGTGTGATCAACATTTCATGCTCACTTTCGGTGAAAAACTTGCGTTCATCGGTGTCGAGGTACGCATACATACCGTACACCTTCGGAGTTTCGGCCGGTGTGAAATTGTCCCGACACTTCACACGAATTTCAACTTCGTGATACTGGAGCGCCACGAGCGGAAGGCACTTGGTCCAGTCTTCACTGAAGAAGAACGGAATGAGATAATAGTCCGACGACGAATCGACGCCCTTGGCGTTATCCTTGATTTCAGCCGTCGTGACCGTCGCCGAGGCGCGGGCCTGGTTCTCCTTGTAGAGAATGTTGTGAATACCCTGAATGTACAGAGAATCAAGGCGAGCGACTTCTTGTCCACCAATGTACAACAAGAATTCGGTCGGCTTCGCGGCACCCGCGGAGAAGAAACCATCGCCATTGGTCAAAACATTCGAAATGTTTTTGGCTTCGATCCAGACGTAACTGAGCATGTCACCCTTCGAGCGTATCGGAATAGTGACTTCATTGTTGGAACCAAACGTACCGATGTAATCCATGCGTTCCGGCTTAATAGAAAAATTGGTGTGACGTCGATAGTTTTGGCGGAAGAAACTCACTTGAGGTTCGCCAGTGATGTACACATCCTGAGCGCCCTTGGAGACAAGATCAATCAAGGCTGCTGACATTTACTAATAAACTATATTAAAATTTTGGCGCGTGTGATACACAACACAATGGTTGTCTTTCAGGCGCTGACCTGGGAAGCACGAGACACGGAAGATGAAGACGAACATCTTATTAGTATTTTTGGTAAGACCGAAGAGGGAAAGTCTGTCTGTGTGACGACGAGTTTCTCACCGTATTTTTTCGTGAAGATGCCTCCTGGGACGACACCACAACAAGTACAACTACTCTACAATGGAATTGACAAAGCGAGACCTAATTGTGTGACGAGCTACAGTTTAACGGAACAAAAAGACGTGTGGGGATTTTCGAATAATGAAAAGTTTCCATTCATGCGCCTGAACTTTGCATGTCTCGCCGCGCGACGAAAAATAAATTCATTACTCACGTACAATCGTGATTACAAAAGGTATCACGTGTACGAATCGAACCTGGACCCAATGCTTCGTCTCATGCATAGGACTGGTATTCAATCGACTGGATGGCTTGACACTGGTGATGCATGTGTTCGTTCGCATCTCGCGAATGTTGATATCGATCTTTTCTGTAACGACTGGACGACGCTTAAACCTGTTGAAAAGAATGAAACGGCCCCCTTTGTCGTGGCATCGTTTGATATCGAGTCGAACAGTTCTACGGGCAAATTTCCGAGTGCGTTGGAACGTGGGGATGCATGTTTTCAAATTGCCATTTCTTTGTGTACATTCGGCTCGGATGAGCCATATGATAAGACGTGTTTGTGTTACAAAAAAACAGATCCAGATCTCGAAGGATCAAATATTATTAGTTTTGCCACCGAAAGAGAAATGCTCGAGGCATTCCAGCGATATTTACAAGAAAAAAATGTCGATATCATCACCGGGTGGAACATCTTTGGGTTCGATCTTGAGTATATTTATCAACGCGCACAATTGATTGGCTGCGATTCATCTTTCTATTATTTGGGTCGTCTCAGGGATCAAGAGTGTAAATTGACGTACAAGAAACTATCTTCGAGTGCGCTCGGAGACAATGATCTCAAGATGATACCGATGAGCGGCCGTTACGTCTTCGATCTATTTCAAGAGGTGAAAAAGGGCTACAAACTCGACAGCTACAAACTCGACAGTGTATCAAAACTGTATCTCGGAGACCAAAAGATTGATATGCCACCAAAGGAAATGTTCGCACGCTTTGTAGAGGAAGATCCGGTAAAGCTGCGAGAAGTCGCGGAGTATTGCATCAAGGATACTTTGCTTCCACATCGCTTGATGAAGAAGTTATGCACGTTGATGAATCTTCTCGAAATGGCGAAGGCGACGTGGGTACCACTCTCATTCTTGTCGGAACGTGGCCAACAGATTAAAGTATTTTCACAGTTATGTAAGAAAGCGCGGGAACTCGGATTCATGGTTCCGACCATTAAATATGGAGCTCTGGCGGACGATGGATACGAGGGCGCAACCGTGCTCGAAGCGCAAGGTGGAGCGTACTATACGCCGATCACGGCCCTTGATTTTGAAGGTCTGTACCCATCGATAATCATGGCACACAATCTTTGTTATTCGACGTGGGTGATGGATGAAAAGAAATATGGAAACATTCCCGGAATTGCATACGAAACATTCGAAGTCAATGGAAAGATGTATAAATTCGCACAGGATGTTCCAAGTCTTTTACCGAGCATTCTTCTCGAACTAAAACAATTTCGCAAACTCGCAAAGAAAGATATGGCGGCTGCATCCGGTCCGATGAAAGAAATGTTCAACGGTAAACAACTTGCGTATAAAATCAGTATGAACTCAGTTTATGGTTTTACCGGCGCGGGAAAGGGAATGCTTCCGTGTGTACCCATCGCTTCGACCGTCACCGCAAAGGGTCGTTCAATGATTGAAGAAACAAAGAATTACGTCGAAAAACACTTTCCAGGTGCAAATGTAAGGTACGGTGACACAGATTCAGTGATGGTTGAATTCGATGTGGGTGGACGCACGGGAATAGAAGCGATCGAATATTCCTGGGAGCTCGGTGAACGCGCGGCGCAAGAATGCACAGCGTTGTTCAAGAAGCCCAATAACCTTGAACTCGAGAAAGTTTATTGGCCTTATTTCCTCTATAGTAAGAAACGATATGCCGCAAAATTATGGACGAAGGGTAAGGATGGAAAAATGAACATGGATTACATCGATATAAAAGGTCTTCAGGTTGTTCGGCGCGATAACACACCACATCTGCGCGAAGTGTGCAAAGAATTACTCGATGTCGTGCTCGATTCGAGTGACACCGGACCCCCGAAAGAGCTCGCAAAAGAGCGAGCCATTGAACTCCTGTCTGGTGACGTACCAAACGAAAAGCTCGTATTGAGCCAATCGCTCGCCGACTCGTATAAGAATGAAAACCTAGCGCACGTGCAAGTTCGAAACAAAATGCGTGAACGTCGCCCCGGTTCGGAGCCACAATCGGGCGACAGAATTCCATACCTTCTCACAAAGACTGAAGACCCCAAAGCCAAGGCGTATGAAAAGGCCGAAGATCCAAAATATGCAGAAGAAAACAACATCCCGATTGACTACCATTATTACTTTCAAAATAAATTTTTAAAACCCGTGTGTGATTTACTTGAGCCATTATTTGACGATCCAAAAAATGAAATCTTTGGTGAAATCATCGCGCAACATAAACCACCATCAAAAAAGAAAGAAAAAGGTCTCGGATTATCGACGATGAAGAAAGCCGAACTCATCGAGCACTGTGAAAAATTGGGCCTCGACGCATCCGGTAAAGTGTCAGAATTACGCGACAGAATCAAGAACACCGGTTCTATTGAAGAGTTATTTAAAAAATACGAGCAAAGTCAAGATAAGACCAATGTGTGAACAACTCATTCAATTATTTGAAGAGGAGGTTGAGAGACGCGTCAACGAGCACCTCTCGACGTATGTAGAAAAGATCTCAAAGACACATGGAATATCCATTGATTTACTTCTTAGAGATATTCCAAGAGTTTCGGAAAAACTCATGAATGGAACCCAATGTCGAGGGCTCAAAAAAGACGGACGAAGATGTACGCGACGGGGTAAAAATTGTGGATATTGCGATACTCACGTCATACAGAAGAAAGAAATACAGCCCATCGCGGTTGCGTCGACAACTATCAAACACACACACCCATCGTCTGTTGTGTTCAAAAAGGACTGCCCTGTGTGTATGCGATCGTCGTCAAGTAAGGAGCTTATAGGTTTGGATGTACTACTATAGTAATGAGCAAATCAGATATTCTACTATCATCAATCAATGCATTTTATAACGAAGAAGAGAATAGAACTATGTTGAAGAGTATTTTGGATAAATCGAGTGGTATTTCTCTCCGTAATTTGGAGTGGTTTATCACGAATTATGCAAAAAAGAATAATCTATCTTACACGACGTCTTCTGGGCGACTTTTCACCGTACACTGTGCGTATAAGTCAAGTCTCGACGGATATAGCAAAAAGCTCTTTGATCCGTTCTGTCGCTCTTCTAAAATTCAATACACGATTCCATGTACGGGTGAAGAAATACAAACCACCGTTGCGCAACTCAACTTCATCAAGTGGTGCATCAAGAATAAGGTGATTGAATATATCGCAGATAACAAGAATGACTTGTTTAATAAGCGAGAGACATGAATCCCTTATCAAACGCGAACGTTTGGTATCCGGTGTAATACATATGTAATGTATATTGATCTGTGAGACCATTTTTCAGATTAATTTCAATATTCGTTTTGTCAGATTTAAGCTGACTGAAGTCCAGGCTTCCCGATGGTTCCACATTTGTCGGATACAACGAGAAGGAGTAGGTATAGATATTTCTGTACGGACGCGAGAGTCTCGCTTTATATGTCGTCATATATTTGTAATAATTATGATTCGCACTCGTAATATTAGGTAAATCGTTTCCATTTATATAGAATTTCGCATTATCCAGCACCGGATAAAAGAATGTATACAATTGATCAAAATCGAGAACCGACGAAAAGTTGAAACGGTTCTGAAAGTAGTGATAATCCGCACCTATCGCACCTGGTATCGCATACGCGTCAAGATACGCTTGATCGACCCCTGGTCCTCGAGCAATCGTATCATCTTCGAATTTTTTGTTTCTTAAAAACCAGTGTATGGATTTCACCGGAATGTCTGGAACGAGATTATTCTTGACTTGATTCTTACCGACCTCCGTCTCTGTTGTTGGATGTTTCTTAACGACGTCCGTAATGAAAGTTATGGGTTTGGTCATGTAATAGGAACGTTCAGCCGGACTTATTGTAAACTCTTCCGTGATGATGTTAAATTTGGGTAGAGTCAGCGTTGAACTTGTGTCTGAGAAGAATGTTTGTTTATGAAATACAAATTCAAATTCTATCTTTTGTTTGTGAATTGAGCACAATGGGAAATAGGGTCTGTTTGGTTTGTTCGTTTCGTATTCGTCACTCGCATATTTTCTAGAAAAGAAGAATGGAATTGGTATTATTAAATCGGATTGATACTGTGCGTATGATTCCGCGTCCACCGATGAATCGTACGGAAGCATTCTATTCATGAGAAAGCGATTCGTAATCTTTTCCGACATTTCCAAATATAATTCATCGTATATGATCGCCCAGTCATCCCATAACGTCTCAATCTCGAGCTCGTCGACTCGCATCTTAATACTCTTTATCAGATGTCTACCGAGTTGATCGGCATAATTGTATCCAACCGGTAGACCTGGCATCGTCACGGAAACATACATGTTTGCCAAAAGATCGCCCATGTTTTGTGGGTTCAGCGTCACCTTGACACTTTCACCGAATGGCCACGTGAGCTTACCTCCTGGATTGTAGACTGTCGTGGTTCGTTGAAACTTTGAAAAGTTAGAGTGTCTCTTTTCGGAATATTTAAATAAAGACTCGTCGTCTTTTTCGGTGAGCAGGTAGGTATCTTGCTTACCGAGTGCGTAGAGCGATGTAATCGCACCTGTGCTCGCACCAGTGGCATCACACATATTACTTATTGTCTACATATTTTTAATATCCATTTTCCACATATCAATATGCGTTGTCTTTGACATCGTCTCAAGTTCGGTTCTCGCCTGTCGCGCTTCCTTCAATAAATCGTTCACGCATTCTTCCGTGTATTGGATGGTTTTGATGTTGAGAAGATAGTCGTAATTTCCGTCAATCTTTGGGAAAATGCCTGACATTTGACGTTCGAGGTCTTGACGTTTGCGCCGAAAAACAATCAATTCACCATCGATGACCATCGTGACAAACTTGGACTTATGGTCACACATCTCTGCCCTTTTCTTAAGAACATCGAGAAGGTGTGCCCGTCTTTTCTTGTAATGTTCGACTCGTAATTCAACAAAGTCGCGTAAAATTTCTTCGGGGCTCGAATACTTATGAATGCCCCTCGTCGGATGAAAAAGATGCATGTTTGTGACGTGAAACGTCTTTCGAAGTTTGAGATCCTTGACGATATCTTTGCCAGAATACCCAAAAATTTCAAAATCAACATCATCAGTGGTTGAGTTGTTTGTAAAATTCGTGATAATCTTCTTTTCAACGAGTGCATCGAGGTACTCCTTGTAGTCCTGCGTCCAACGCCCGGGTGGAAGTTCGGTGACTTTGAGTCTCGAACCCGTATCTCTCCAAATACCTTCCGTGATCCATGATCCGCCATCATCTCGAAAAACCTTTCCCTTAAAACCCCTAAACCAAGGAGACATGTTTACGAGCTCTTTTCCATCCAGAATGCGCCCAATGTTTTCCTTGATGTCTTTTGGGTTGAACGGTGGGACATAACAACTGAACCCAGTTCCGATGCCCTCTGTCCCATTCACGAGCACCATTGGAAGTGTTGGCATGTAGAAGTCTGGTTCAATGCGTCGACCGTCGTCGTCTAAATAATTAAGAATGGGATCATCTCTCGGATCGAAGAGTTTTCGGGTGTTCTTTGTCAGCTTCGTAAAGATATATCTCGTTTGAGATGCATCTTTGCCACCCATCAGTCTCGTACCGAATTGTCCGCAAGGTTCGAGTAGATTGATGTTATTTGAACCCGTGTAATCATTCGCCAACTTGACGATCGTATCCGCGAGAGATACTTCGCCGTGGTGATACGCACTCTTGTCGGCGACGTACGCCGCGAGTTGTGCAACCTTCATTTCTTCTTTGAGATTCTTATGAAAGCATGCGAAAAGCACCTTGCGTTGAGAGGGTTTGAGACCATCGGCCACATGTGCGATGGAACGCTTGAGATCCGCGAGGCTGAAATTTACGAGATCTTTGTGTACGAAATCAGAAATACCCAACTGTTTCACGCGTCCATACGGGACCTCGAGCTCGTTTGCATTCTTAGCCGTGCTCTCCAACAACCATGATTTACGGTCATCAGCTTTCGTCTTGTCGAACGCGAGCACGATCGACGCGTCAGTCATCGTGTCTACGTCAAATTTCACCGTCAGATCTTGAATCTTCTTGAAGTATTCACGAGCTTCTGCCGACGTCGAGGTACCGAGACCCTTGTAGTATTTAATTTTCCAACCAGGTTTTCCATCGCCGTACCACGTTCTAAACGCCGAATCTGTGTAAAACGACTTTGTCTCCGAACCATTAGACGCCTTGATGATTGGAGTCACCATGGAGACAACAAAACCCAACTTGAGAAGACTCGGCCAGAAGTAATGAATCATATTCAGAATGAGACCCTTGATGTGCGAACCGTCGTTATCTGCATCGGTCATGATCATCAGACGCCCGTATCGGAGCTCGGAAACATCCGTATATTCTTTGCCTTGTTGCAATCCGAGGATCTTTTTCAGGTCGTTGAACTCTTGATTTGATGTGAGTTGAGACACCGACGCGTCTCGGACATTTTTGCACTTCCCACGAAGAGGAAACACACCGTAATGATCCCGACCGACCACAGAGAGACCCGCCACGGCGAGGGTTTTCGCCGAATCACCCTCCGTGACGATGAGTGTACATTTTCCGGATTGCGCGGTTCCCGCCTTATTCGCGTCGTCCAATTTGGGAATACCGGTGATTTTCGACTTGCGAGCACCCCCGTCTGTCTTTTTGAGTTCTTTCATCTCCTTGAACTTCGAGAGTGCGGTGAGTTCTTCTTGAATACCAGTCTTGAGTACATTTTTGATAAAGTTTTTCGGTGGTTCAAATTTACTTCCAAAGTCTTGTGTCTTTGATGTACATTCAGATTTGACCTGACTCGAGAACGTTGGATTTTCGAGTGTCGCCTTGACGAACACGTTGAAGGTATTTTTCACCTGTTGTGGCTTCAGATTGATCTTCTTTGCCAAATCGTCGATGATTCCCGATGCAACGTACGAAATCACGTGATCGACGTGTGTGCCACCCCTGTTTGTAGAAATACCATTCACGAATGATACTTGCTCGAGACCATTTTCGGAAGGTCCGATACACACCGACCATCGATCCGTCGTGACAGAAGAGACATCAGTGACACCTTCGTGCATTTTTGCATACGATTCAAAGTTTGTTTTGGGGAGTAAATAATCTTGAAACTTTACTTTACAATTCGATGCGGTGCAGATGTTTGCATCCCACACGCGCTTTTCGAAAATCTTGTAAATGTTCGTGTCCATCTTTTTCATTCCGAACCGTTTCCAATCGGGAATGAATGTGATCGAAACGGATGATGTAGAACCAGAATGCTTCGTGATTTTTGGTGGATGACATACGGTCATGTTATCGTTCCATTTTTGAGTGTACGTTTGTTTCGATTCATGATCCTTCACGACGATTGAAAATTCCGATGAATAAATATTCGTGAGCTTTGCACCGTACCCATTTCGACCACCGACGATGCGTTTTTTAGTGTCGTCGTAATTCGTGCTCGTGAGAAGATGTCCAAATGTGAGTTCCGGATTCCATACACCTTCCTTTTCGTGCATTTTGACAGCGATACCACCGAGAGGACCATTGTTTTCTATGGTGACCGAACCAATCTCCTTGTCTATCCTCGCCGATATAGAATTACAGCTCTTCGGATGGAGTGAGTTGCGGTCGATTGCGTTAACCAGTATTTCATCAAATATCTTGAGCAGAGCTGGCGAATAGTTGACATTTTTCTTTTTGAATTGGTTATCACTTTTGTGATAAATCCAATAGGATTCTGAACTGATATCAACTGGGCCAACATACGAATCGGGCCTCTTAAGAACGTGTTCTATGTGTGTGAGTTTCTGTATAGTCTCGTCCTTTGTCATTGTGTTGCTTAAACACATATCGACGCATTCACTTAAGCCATTTTTTCACAAAATTTTTTAGTGTCTACATGTATATGCTGTATTTCATAGGCATCGTGATCATCTTGTTTATTCTCATGATGAAACAAAATACATACAGGGGACTCAAGAAAGGTGTGAAGCAATTAATGCGTCAGTCAGCGAGATACGCCACCGCAGCACAACAAGACGCCGCACCGCTCATGGCAGTTCTCCACGCGAATTATGCCGCGGCGTACATGTATGCCATGCTCGATCTTGCACCTGATAACGAAATACATAACATGACGGGTGTCGACGTGTCGACGTTTAGAGAACATATATTAAATGTTCAGGATATGGTAACAAAAAAGACGGTCGATAAATGTCCGGAATTTGCAGGTGAAGTCGATCTCTATTTGTCAACCATAGCTGGTGAATCTTAACCTAAGTCAATACGTGAAGTGTACATTTTCACTCTGAAAATGCAAGTCATCCGCGACAATTTGTGGACTCTTTACCTCCGCGATGCGGCTTCGCAATATAAAGTCGTGGAGCCAAATGAAAAGTGTGTGAAACTCGCAAACGCGAGATGGTTATGTAAGATGCGTTATCAACAACTCAGAGATGAAAAGGCGAAGCGAAAGATCATTGTGATCGACAAGGCGCCCGACACGGTTAATGAACAACGAGAACACGTGAAGTTGTGTATGGCCACGACGATGACTGGTAAGCGCTGTAATTTCAGGGCGGTGTGTGGGAACTTCTGTAGAAAGCACAAGGTTTCTACAGAAGGTCTCGGACATAAGACTGATATCAGTGATATGATGAGTAGACTCGGAGAAATTAAAATAAACTAGTACTATATATGTTCGATCAAGACACACTTAGACCTGTAATCATAGCGATGACAATTTACATCACATTCAGTGTGATCGTGCCACATCTAGCTAAGAAACCCACGAACATCAAGTTCATCGACGACATCATCGCGTTTCTCATCGCACAAAAGGGTAACGTCGCCTCTGGTACGATTCTAGTTGGTCTCGCCACCCTCGGTGCCAATTACATTGACCAAGAATTCTTTTAATACGCCGTCTTTACCTACTAAAATTTTAGTATGTTCGTGATCCATAAACCGTAGCTTCTTCGACGCCGCGTCTCTCATGAATTCCAAGAGTTGGTCAAAGTTTGGCTTACCCCAAACCATTCCCTTCTTGAAGAGGAAATCATCCCTCTCCAGCTCTTGAAGTTCACAGTCGATCGTGTATGGTGTTTTTACGTATTCGGGTGCGCCTCCGTAATTCGTGATGATCACCGGTTTGTCTCGCATCGCCGCCTCGACCGCGCCCATACCCACCCCTTCGGATTTGCTAAAACTCACGTAACAATCCGAAATTGTATGAATGTCATTCATCTCGTCATCCGAAATGAGACCGTTTATGACTTTCACTCGTGGAAGTTTTATATCGACCGGTTGATTACACGTAGCCTTCACGATGAATCGTGTGTTTGGATCATTCAGACGCACGAAGGCTTCTAAAATTTTGCCAAACTGTTTCCGATCGTCCATGACGTTTCCTATGTGATAAAACGTGTATGGGTTTTCAATCGCATCGGTTATGTGTGCGTGGACCACTTTAAACGTTGTGTTTGGAAATTGTCGAGAAAGAACTCGTTGACAAAACATACTTGGTACGAGAATCGTATCAAATTCTTTACATATTAAACCGTAATCTTCATGCACGGTCTCCGTTTCACACACGGTCATGCATGATACTTTACGCGCTTTTGATTTTATGTATTCGATTTGTTCTAAAATTCCAGGTGTTGGAATTGCGAACACGAACGCGTGGTCACATATCGGAAGTTCTTGTCCGAATACATAATACTCCGCATCAGGAAACAACTCACAATATTTATTTGCGTGTTGACCTATGCCGCTGAGTAACGTCGGTCCAATGAATATCATTTGGTATAAAGATAATCTTTCTTTTATGTATATAAATAATGGAAGCCATCAAGCAAGAAATCCGCGATGAACTCACCCGCGTTCGCCTCGATAAGGGTCGTCTCTACAACCTATTGGAACGAATCGTCGATGAAATCTCTCAGGCCCCAGTCCCGGCTCCGACTCCAGCCCCAGCCCCGGAACCGGCTCCGGCTCCGACCCCGGTTCCGACCCCGGTTCCGGAAGTCGTCAAACGCACCCCAACCCCGGCTCCGGCTCCGGAAGTGGTCAGTGAAGCTCCCAAGAAGAAGACCACGACGAAGAGGACCGCCGCGAAGAAGGCTTCTGCCTAATCTTGCATTCTCCATCGTCGCTTCAACTTGTCCCTAAAACCACGGTGATTGGTCGGGTCCATTTTTGATAAAATCTTAAATTCAATCTCAGTCAGGTACATTTCGTTGCGATATTCATTCGGAAGTTGAGATTCAATCTCTTCGCGACTCGGGAAGTGATCACAGTCCTTAAACTTTTCAACGATTTCGTCGATCATTTGTTAATTGAAGACTTTAATTTTTAATTAACAAATGAAGCACATCATATAGAGTAATAAATGGATTACGCAGAAGAGCGATTCACCCACCAAACGAAACTACCAAAAATCAAAGCTAAAATTCCCACTAGATAACTGAACGGATACTTTTTCTTTTTCGCCGCGTGTTGTTCGATGGGCTCGTCCGGGAGACGTTTTACGTTTGTGTTTAATTCCTCTATCTTTGCTGTGAGCATAGCCAGCGCTTGTAATATTTGTAACTCTCTGTCTTTGGGTTTTTCTTTTACATCGACCGTTGTGATCTCTAAAATCATATACCAACGCGCGTCTGGTTGTAGTAACTCGTAATCATTGTCGTCTTGTTGTTCGTAAATTGTGAAGTTCAATTTTTTGATTGAAATTGGATTAAAGTAGTTTGTATGTCTATTGAAACTTCTCCACTGTTTGTCGCGCAAAACAATACCGCTACTCCCAGTGAAGTGACGCTCTAGTGGAACTCTCGTGAAGACTTGCCCGTGACGTTCGTCAAGAATTTGCGCCGCTTTTGGAATCTCCGGGCAGACGATATCTACGAATTTTGCGATATTCGTGTTGAGATTTGAACTATTTTCACCGACTTGTGTGATATAAAAATCAACCATCTTGATACCGAGAACGCGACTCATATCGTCGACGTGTGTGTTTGATTTCAGTGAAAGATCGAGTGAAAACGTGTTGTTTGTTCCTTCGACAAAGTTCGAGTCCACGATCACGTACTGAACCTTTTTCGGTATATCGTCGAGAGACATTCTGAATTATACAGACATAAAAAAATGATACATTTACAACGTATGTATTTCAAGGCAATTTATCGAACGATTCTCACGATGGGAAGCTTCTATGTCGAGAACACCGTATTGTGGATTAAGAGTGCCATGTGGGATGCCCCGAGGAGAGTTGTGTTAGATGTACAACTCGAACAGATGGCCATTGAAAGGGAAGAATATTTCCTAAGTGGGCGAGTCACGGACAAAAAAACAAATGAGTGATTACATTCCACTCGTCACCGACGATTTCAGAATAGCCTTCTGCCAAGCGACAGACTCTCTCTGTGCTGACGTACAGAGAATCATCTGGAAAAAATTGTTGTACGAAGACATAGAGTTTACACAACCGGCTACACCTAAAAAATGGAAAAAGTCTCCAGTGTATTCAAGAACTTGTTCAGTCTCATTGCCCCGGAACCTATTCGAAATAAACAGCGCGACTATTTAGAATATGACGTCGTCGAAACTTTAAATGAAGCAAATGAAATAGTGATACTTCACGTACCAAAGATTTATAGCTTAAGTTATAGATAACGATATAAATTTAATAAAGATGTTAAGACGTCAAGAATTAGAAAAACTCCGTTTGAAATGTGCAAGAGTATTATCACATTTCAAAAAGAAGCTCATACACGTTGGTGATGATCAACAGATTCGACGATTATTGACACTGACGTCGCGCATAGATGAAGAAATACACGCGATCGATAACGTTAATGATGAAAAGCTCATCGATGGTTTGTACGAAGAACTTGAAATCGTATCATCGGAGCGTCTCGTAAAATCAATACAAAAAGAACTTGATAATATGGATAAGGAAGCATGGTACGCGTCTAATTTTGAAAACTGGAAACAAATGCCAATTCGTCAGGATTGTGAACATTATCCATTGAGACAAAGATTAGAATACTCACAATGTCGCACACAAATGTTTGAACATGTCGAAGATGAATGGAAGCATTCGACTTTTCCTACATTGGCACCGAGACTTGAATTTTTCTGACTGCATACAATAAGATGAAATGGAAAGTCGTTAGGTATTTTTATATACAAATGCGTCATCAAATGACATTTTCCATCGTGACAGATGGATTTGGAACTTTCGTTAGAAATGCGATTAAAGATGTGTTCAAGTTTAATCCATTTAAGGAAATTATACGTTTGGTAGATAGAAGAAATGGCTCGAAGTCATCTGCGTAAGGTTGTCGAGAAGACGTACTATTATGGTTCCGATTCAGAATCTGACGATGGCCACGTTGCTCGTTTTGTTTTCCCAGACGGTGATGAATCGTGGATCGAGGAACTAACATCCGAAGATGAATCCGAATCCGAATCTGAAGAAGAGGAAGAAATCTCCGATTCCGAAGAAGGAACGGATTATGAATCTGAGACCGAACCAGAATCCGATTCTGAGATTCTAAATGATCCAAAGCCATATTATGGCAAAGGATATCGCGTCTACTTTGACAGTCACGAAGACAAGAAGAATTTCCTGGAAAGTACGGGTTTGAACACTCGTTAACCCGAGTCAAATAATGAATAGTTTTGTAATGGTTATCTTAATTTGTGCTCAAGGTCGTACACATCTATGGTGAAGTATGTGAATTAAAGATTTGTCACGTATCAAGTGTATACAATGACACAAGCTATTGGTATTGATTTGGGGACGACATACTCCTGCGTTGGAGTGTGGCAAAATGACAGGGTTGAAATCATCGCGAACGAACAAGGAAACAGAACGACACCATCCTATGTGGCGTTCACTGACACTGAACGAATGATTGGAGACGCGGCAAAGAATCAAACAGCCATGAATCCTAAAAATACAATTTTTGATGCGAAACGATTAATTGGGCGTAAATTTTCCGATCCGCAAGTTCAAAATGATATGAAGGATTGGTCATTTACGGTTGTCGCTGCACAAGCGGATAAACCGGTCATTGAAGTTGAATCTTGTGGTGAAATGAAACAATTCGCACCTGAAGAGGTCTCATCGATGGTTCTTGGTAAAATGAAGGAGACGGCCGAATCATATCTCGGTAAGACTGTGACCGATGTAGTCGTCACCGTTCCCGCCTATTTCAATGATTCGCAACGACAAGCGACCAAAGATGCGGCGACGATTGCCGGGTTGAATTGTCTTCGTATCATTAATGAACCCACCGCCGCGGCTATCGCGTATGGTCTCGATAAAAACAAGGATGAAGATTCAAACGTTCTCATTTTTGATTTGGGTGGAGGTACGTTTGATGTATCATTGCTTAACATCGAGGGTGGTATATTCGAAGTGAAGGCGACAGCCGGTGACACACATCTCGGTGGTGAAGACTTTGACGCTCGACTTGTGCGTCACTTCATCGGGGAGTTTAAGCGTAAGCACAAGAAGGATATCGGTGGAAACCCAAAAGCCCTTCGCCGTCTTCGAACTGCGTGTGAGCGCGCGAAGCGAACACTGTCTTCGACCGCACAGACCACCGTAGAAATTGATTC